TAATCCTAAAATGTAACTGATCAGCATGTATTACATTACTTGCGTCTGTTAGTGTTTTATTCGTGAACGAAATAGGACCATCAGCAAGGTCAGTAACATCACTCATCAAATGAGTGTGTATGGCTGGAGCAAAATCACCAGAAACATTTATAGCATCTAAAGCTATTTGAGTAGCGGTGCTTATTGGTTTGTTGAGATCAGAAGTATTGTTGACGTTTTCAAGACCAGCAACATCAGCTTGAGTTAAAAGAACATCTCCAACTCTGCCAGCAACAGAAGTTACAGCGCTTTCAGCTACCTTATTAGTAACTTTCGCAGTTCTAATTGGGCTGTTTAAATTGGTTATTGTTACTGTGATTGGTTCAGCCATTAGTCTGTTATGTGTCTGCTTGTTTTAAGATACATGGTTTCAGTATAATAGACTGCGCCACTAGGCTCTACGAACTTAATATCGTATTGCAAGCTATAATCAGCTGGTAATACTAATGTTTCGGCTGGTGTAGCAGAAATGCCTACAATACCACTAGCGAAAGAGCCGCTATCAACAGCAAAAGACAAAAGTCCGCTGGCACCTGGTGACTCTTTTAAATCGCTACTAACGCCCCAACCACTTATGTTTACAGCTATATCAGACTCATCCAAACAGGTAATAACTTGTTCAAAAGTGGAGCCTCTTTTGATTTCTGTTACAGTTTTTTCCAAATCACAAGACATCTTATATGTTAATACACAAAATAGGAAGAAGGTGTATTGACTTTTAGCAAGTTACTTGTTTAATGAGAATTAGTGGAAAAGTTGTATTTATTTTTCAAACAGAAATATTTTAAGTGTATAAGGGAGAATTTTTCGTTTTGAAAATTTTTTCATTCTGTAAAATTGTAACCAAATTTTTCAATTACCAAAGACTCCTTCTCCGCAACCATAGTCTGTCTATACTATAGTTCATTGTTAAATAGCAATTCCCTTCTAAAATATGTATCATTTATCCATATATCATTATGGATATGTGTTCGAACATGTTTAAAGCCATGTTCCACTAAAATAGATTTACATAAGTCCCAATTCGGATGATAGCTTTCAATAATAATAATATAAACAGGGATGTCCCAGTTCATTGTCTGCAATACTTCATGTTCGCACCCCTCAACATCTATAGAAAATAAATCAATATAATTGATTTTAGATTCCATTAAAACTCCATGCATTGGTTTTGCTGGAACTGAAATTATTTCCGAATCTTGGTGCCAGCGCTCCTTAAATTTAGAAGAAGTTTGATTAACCACGCTAGATACCAACGGTTGTTTTGAAACATACATATCAACTTGTGATTGATCTTTTGATATTGCACAGTTGAAACATTGGCTGTTAGGGCGGTTATGCTCTAATAATTTAAATTGTTGTGGGTCTGGTTCTATTAATACTCCAGAAAACCCCAATGATCTTTCAAACATACATGAGTTGGATTGCTTAACCCCATCTACAGCACCTAACTCAACAAAGCAACCATCATCTATACTTTGATTAATATAATTTTCGAAAATAAAGGTATCTTCTCCATGCAAACTATATGACTTCATAATTTTGCTTTCAATCCTTTTAGTGTTAATATTTCTGAGCAAATAAACTTATCATCTATCTTCTCAATATCAAAATCATTTTTATATATCTCAATACACTTCGCCAATAAAAATTCACCAAAGCCAAAATCAGCAGAATGTCTAAAGAATATATTATAGAAGTTAGCAATGTTTTTCTTCATACGCAAGACACGCTCTTTATCTTCTAAAAGTAATACGACTTGCTCATGAATATATTCCATACTATGTTCTCGTAAATCAAATCGTAATATATAATCATCTACATTATCAAATATATTCTCCCATCCATAATCATTCATTGATGAAATCATAATTGGAATACATCCCGACATAATAACATCAAAAAAAGAATGCGCCCAAGGCTTGTCGCCTCTAATTATATATGCAGCATCTGAATTCGATAGCCTAATAATATGATCAGTAAACACTTTAGGATCGACTTTTGTTTTATAAACATCTTCCGCAAACTCCGATATTTCAAATCTAGAATCATCTATTGTATTATAAAACTGAATAAATGGTCTCCGTGTGGTTATATGAGTTTTGCTACGACTGCACCAATAAACCTTATTATGAAATGATGTATTTTGAATATTATAGTCTAACCAGTATTTAGGTTTCTGTGATACAAGATTGTTATATATCGGGCCATTCGGCATTGGAATTAAATACGGTATATTACAAAAATCATGGATTGAAAAACAAAAGTTCTTAAAGGTGGGTATATTATCTATTCTATCATCAACACAATAACCATTTCTAATACCTTTCCTATCGCTATTTAATATGCCTTTTAAAATATAGATATGTTTGTCTTCTGGTTTAAGATTACTATTAAAATCTTTTTTCTCAATAACAATATCCGCTTCAATCTTCGAATTGACAAAATTAATACCATCGAAAGAAAAATCTTTAAAATACCTATCCTTGGTATTAGATCTAGTGAAGATTGAAATCATAATTAAATTTATTTATTGCCCACTTTTCCTTTTCTGCGACCATATCAATAAGTTCCTGAGTGAATAAATCTTTCTTGTTGATATTTAAATTCGATGATTTGTTTCTATGTGGAAATTGTTGTTTAGGAAGATTAACCAACTGACAAAAATCATTAAAATCGTTTTGAATGTTTTCTAGTTGACCAATTCTATCCATTATTATATTGTTATTACTATCGATAAGATAAGACATTTGAGAGGGATTATTTATAATTAAATCTCTTAAAACCTCTTTGTAAGTTTTATTATCAAACCTTTTGACGACGTTCATCTTTTGTCTCTCTTTATTTTCATTTAAAGGTTCGTTGTCATTTCTGTAGAACTCTAGCTTTGATTTATAATAAGTTAAAAAGGAAAAATACCTATCCCAAGGATTTCTTACAATGCTATATTTAAAATAGTCATTATAATCCCAGCCTCGTTTATTAAATTCAGTAATTGCTTCACTAATGGTTCCGTGTTGTTTAAACTCATCATTGCAAACTGGCCTAGGACTCACCTTCTCCTCAATAACGCCTAAAGGTAGCAAGCTCTTTCTAATCGAGTTTGATGCGGTTTTGGGTATGGCTATTATTAAAAACTTATGTTTATGTGATATTATCATTTTATGAGGTTTAGTTTAACTGGAGTGCTGAAAATCTTAGCTATCCAATAAATAAAGCCAGAACCATGTTTATATACACTATGTGACTCCACAGAATTCGCCAATGTTACTAATTTCATATCAAATACAGCATGGAAAATACCATCATCAGTTGTTTTTATTTCACCAGAAAACCCAGAAGGGTTCTTTTGAATGTGATTACTTTCCAAATGAAGAATATGGATTGGTAGTGTTTTGTTTTTTTCTTTTAAATATTTTTTTAAATCGTTTGAGTCTGATAAAACTATAATTGGCTTATCATCCTCATTTGATTTGAAAAAGCATTTAACTAAACAATCTTTATATAGTTCTTCTAGGTTTTTACCATGATCAGAAAAGCTGTTTTGATCTCCAAGTCTGAAATGAATAATGTTATAACCAATGGGCTTTAAGCCTTCTTGTTTCAAACAATCGTCAACAAAACTATTAATTTGGTCTGTAAATTGCAGCCTACTTTTTAGAAAAGCACAACATCTATTATTAAGCGGCGGCATTAAATTCAAATAATTTATGACATCTCTACTGTCTGTTAAGCATGGATGGTAATTTGAGAAAATGTATTTAGTTTCTTGTGGTTTTGTTGTTAGTATGCAGTTTTCTGTATGTTTTTTTAACGAATGCATAAAGTTTCGTGTGTTTTGAAGCTTTAAAGGAATGTCATCAATCTTGAAGTTTTTATGTTGGCTTTTTCTATGCTTGAAGTATTTGCTGATCTTATGCCTGTTAATATCAATATCAAAATCAAAACCCTTACTCATACAATGGTTAAATAAGTTTACAGAACCCCTTAAAAAATCTCCAAAACCCCCATTTGAACCTTCATAAAAACAGTTTATGACCTTACCTTTAGTTTGTTTTTCGTCTATGATTTTATTGTTGGCAAACTTTTCATAAAGTAATCTGTCCCATTTTGTTTTGTTGTCAAAGTGTTTTTGAGCGTCTTTATCTAAGTCTTTGTATAGCGTAATTTGTTTGGTGCTGTTTTCATTTCTCATTTCTTGTTTGTCTTTTATTTTTAGATCAAAGTCTTTTAAATTAAAACACTCCTTACATACTTTTAAGATGATTGAATCCACATCCGATAAGTTAGAGACCAACATTCCATCTAGCGTGTCGCATGTTTTATTAAAATGTTCTTCAGTAACAATTGTTTCGTCCGACAATTTAAGCATCCGTCTAATTAACCAAGACTCCTCTAGGTCATAAGATTTTAAATAATCAGAGAAATTTTTATGATTAAAGCCTTTTGCTGTAGGTTCGTGGTTAGACTGTTCTGACGATAAGTAATTATATAAGGATAAAGTTTTTTCGTAAGGCTCTCTTAAAAATATAAACTCATAAGGATCTAAATTATCTGAAAGATTTTTATATATGTAATCTTTATAATCATTAAAGCTTCTTCCGCACACCTCAATAAATAACAAATTCAAATCATTAAGATCAAAATCGTCATAATCAACAGAATATGTCCAGCGATCATTGATGCATTTATATTTACCATCAAGATCCTCTTCTGAAGAACAAATCAAACGATAGAGGATATACTCACCCCTCTTTACCATGATGTGTCTTATATTGGGACCACATATATAATTTCTAATAACGTAAAAAATTTTATTGAAAGTATATGTTCCCGCACATTTTGGGACATGAAAAAATACTGGAAGTTTTTTATTAAAGCTCATTTATCCAGTCAAAGCTTTGTTTGATCTGTTCTGAGAACTCTCTGCCTAAAACATCATGCCAATCTGGCTCAAGTGGCTTAACTACATTGCGGATACTATGCTCACCATACGGCCATCCAAGCTCATGTTCTTCAGTATATTGCTCCACATTCATTGGATTAACTTCAAACCTATCCATCTCAAGGTAATCCCAGATTTTATTCATCTCTTCTACTGGATTGCTAGTGAGTTCTTCTGCGTGAACAAAGTATAATTTATCTTTGTGGCGTTTAATAGCATCGTGAAGTCTTTCAACCGCAATACCAAGAGGTGGAGTTTGTAACCATCCTTGTGATCTCTTTTCAATGGTCGTCCAGTTCTGTGGGTTTTGTTTTTCAATACCAACAAACCGTGATGGGTGTTTAATTCTTAGCTTCTCAAAACTAGATAAAATACCACGAATATCCCTTACTGGCACTAATACTTTTGCATCTGGAAATACTTTAAACAATTGATCCAAATGACCAACCCAACTTCTGCATTTATCTACCACAACTGGTCGATCAGTGTCATCATTAAAAGCATTTTGAACGCCGCCTTTTACAAAATTAATGTATTGTCTTTCACCATCTAGTGGGGTTTTAAATGTTTTAAATTCCTCTGTTTCAAAGAAGTCTCTAGCAATATATCCCATCTCATGAACGCCAGATGTGGCAGTGGCATGAACTTTCGGGTTTTGGGCTAATAGGTTTTGAAGAAGAGTAGAGCAAGCTCTAGGAAGACCAGATGTGAAATGAACTGTTTTCATATACTAGTATTATATATACTAATAAAAAAAAGTCAACAAAAATTATGGTATGTTAGGGTAGTTTGTCCAATCTATTACGGTGACTCCTGTTTTGCCGCCAACTGTTTGACCAGCGCCCAATGTCCAGCCGCTGGCTACTGCATCTTTAGCATAGACGGTAGTTAGTCCAGAGACGTAAAATGCCTGACTACCAACGTTTGCTAATGGAGGCGCTAGATATGCTGTAGTCAAGAGAGAGCAATAAAAAAAAGCATAATTCGAAATACTCGTAACACTATTCGGAATCACTAATGGACCAGTTAAGCCAGAACAACCACCAAAAGAATAACTCGTAATAGTTGTAACACTATTTCCAATAGTTAATGAACCGTTAAAGCCTTGGCAATAATAAAAAGCATAACTCCCAATACTCGTAACACTATCTGGAATCACTAAATCACCAGTTAAGCCAATGCAATATCTAAAAGCATAACTCCCAATACTTGTAACACTATTTCCAATCGTTAATGGACCAGACCAAGAATCGCTACTGAAACCCATATTAAAAGCATAATCCCCAATAGTTGTAACACTATCTGGAATAACTAATGAACCAGTTAAGCCATTGCAATAATAAAAAGCACTACTCCCAATACTCGTGCAACTTGTGCCAATTACTAATCCTTTTAAAGAGGCGTCGTTGCTTTTCCAGTTATCTGGTATATCTCCTTGGATTTGGTCATAAGATGGACCAGTAGAATCAAAAACAATAGTTTGAGTTCCAATACCGCCGCCTTCTATAGCGTCCCATGATGATCCGTTAAATGATTTGTGTTCGCTTGTTGTTTCATCAAACACAATAGTCCCAACGGCAACGTCAGTTGGAAGATCTGAAGTTGCGTATTTAGCTGGTGGTATTTTAGTTGTGTGTGACATCTTATGGTATGTTAGGGTAGTTTGTCCATTCGGTTATAGTCAATGATTTACCTTGAAATGTTTGCGCTCCAGAAGTATATCCTAATGCTGTTACACCATTAACATATATAGTAGTGAGACCAGCCCCTCCTAAAGCGTTTACCCCAACCCATGATGATGCTGGTGTGTTAACATAGAGTGTAGAGAAACTATTGCAATAATAAAACGTATAACTCCCAATACTTGTAACACTATCTGGTATAACTATTGCTCCTCCAAAAGTAGTATCAGTAAAAGCATAAGCCCCAATACTCGTAACACTATTTCCAATAATTAATGAACCAGTTAAGTCAACGCAATTCTGAAAAGCCCTATTCCCAATACTTGTAACACTATCTGGGATAACTAATGAACCAGTTAAGGCGGAGCAACTATAAAAAGCATTACTCCCAATACTTGTACATGATGTCCCAATTACTAATCCTTTTAAAGAGCTGTCGCTGATTTTCCAGTTGGCGGGAATGTCTCCTTGGATTTGGTCGATTACCCCAGCTACATTATCTCTAACGTAAGTAGTAGAGCCTACACCTCCAGAACCCCCGAAGTCACCCCAAGAACTATTCTTAAACGCAACCATCTTTTGGTTGGTTTTATCATAAGCAACTGTTCCTTCTGGCGGGTTGCTAGGAAGGTCGCCAGCTGCATATTGGCTAGGTGGCTCTTTACTTGTGTGGCTCATATTACCATTGAACGGCTTTTAATTCTGCAACAGTAGTTGCGGCATCGATTGACCCATTGGCTACTTTTTCTTTTGTAAATGCTTCTTTAAGGTGGGCAGTAACAGCATCAGATAGACCAATTATAGTTGGGGAATCGATTGTCATGAATGTTCCATTGCCTAGTTTCCAATCCGTAGTAAATGCGGCATCTTCTTTTGCCAAGAATCTTGCTTGATAAATTCTCTCAACTGTAAACCTATCGGTTCTTACGTCAAGTCCGTTCCAAACTATACCTCCAACCTCAAAATCATATCTTCTTTCTGCGAAATGATCTCTAAGAATCTCTTTACCTGCATCAAGATCGGCACTGTTGTCTATTTTTTCATCAATAAAGCTTCTTCTCATTTTTTGGAAGCCTTCTTCTTGTGTCAGTAGAATACCATCAATGATAAAGAATCTATCCTCACTTGCTTGCACTGTGGCTGCATCTGCATCTGAAATTTCGCTGTAGTTTGGAGCCTCTGTTGGCTCTGTATCTACTATGTTAAAAATTGCCCCTCTTGGGCCTGTGATTGCGTATTTCATATTGTTTTTTAGTTAAAATTTGTATTATGGTATGTTAGGGTAGTTTGTCCATGCGGATACAGTCATTCCAGATCCTCCTTGGAATGTAGCACTGTATTGACCAGTGACATCTGGTCCTTCGTAGATGTTGACAAGTGCTGTTGTTCCGTTTAAAGCATTTGTTCCGACCCATGATGCTGCTGGTGTGTTGGTGTAAAGAGCGGTGATGGAAGAGCAACCATTAAAAGCATTATCCCCAATACTCGTAACACTATTCCCAATAGTTAATGAACCATTTAAGCCAGTGCAAAAGAAAAAAGAAGCAAGCCCAATAGTCGTGACACTATCTGGTATCACTAATGAGCCAGTTAAGCCAAAGCAATAATCAAAAGCAAGACTCCCAATACTTGTGCAAGATGTGCCAATTACTAATCCTCTTAAAGAGGAGTCGTTCTGTTTCCAGTCAGCAGGAATATCTCCTTGGATTTGGTCCGTGTTACCAATAGCAGCACCATCATCATAAACAACGGTAGGTGTACCACCACCACCACCAGCAATACTCTCCCATGCGCCATTTATTCTTGCTACTGGCTTACCCGCAGCAGCATCATAAGCAACAGTGCCATCTTTCGCATCTGGAAGATCTGCAATTGCATTAGCTGTTGGAGGAGTTTTCGCAGTGTGGCTCATTATTGTATATAGTAACCAGATACTCCATCACTGAATATAGAGATAGCTTCGTTTTGAGATGTTAAGGTATAACCGCTTACAAGACCATCACTTACAACACCGTCAATAGTGCAACCACTAGGAGGAAGAAGCAGAACATCGCAACTATTGCCTATTTTTTTGTGGACAGTAACAGCTTCATGTAGTGTTGGGTCGAGAAGATCAACCGCGATACAAGCTCCACCTCCACCGCTACCGTTATCACCAAGATCTGTGTCATCGTAAAGGTGATGTGTGTGCTGTGGGATTTGTGTATAAGTTGGGGTGTCTACCGTGACAACGCTAAAATTAGCGGCACCTCCACCGCCTTGAGCTTCTTCCCAGGTTGCGTTTCCACCGCCATCTGCAGTGATAACGTAACCGCTTACGGCTGTCGCAGAATCAATATCACCAACCACATGTTGGTGACTTGCAGGAGCGTAGTTCCCAGACACAGCTTCAACACCAGATATACGAGATTCGATCTCTGATATATTGGTATTATAATTGTTGCGGAATGTCAAGTGAGTTGATCCACTTGTGGGTATGAAAGGATTTAGTGCCATTATTTTTTATTTTTAAATTTATTAATCGAAGGTCGCAGCAAGCTCAATATAACCGTCTACTTTTTCTTGAGTCCAACCAAGATAAGCAACAGCACCAAGAAATAATGCATTGTCTCTTTTGAATACAGCAGCATGAGACCAACCATCAATAACATTTTGGTCGCCACTGCCAGCAACAAAAGCATCTACAGCAGCACGATCAGCAGGGACCGTGTTGAGGGCTTGTTTGATCTGATAGTTTGTTACCTCGTTAATTACTTGAACAGGGACATCCTCAAGCTTCCAACCATAAGAATCAACAGTAAGTTCTCTAACATAACGCTGTCCTTCTGGGGCATCATTTGGGACGGTAAGGTTTTCAACGTATTTGTAACCATCTGGTGTTTGCGGGGCCGCAGCTTCACGGGTAATAGATGACGGCAGACCATTCAAACTCTTATAGCGGAGTTTAAGAGGGCTAAGGTTTATTAGTTGATAAGTTTTCATTTTAAAAAGTGTTTAGGTTGCTTGGCTAACATAAAGATAATTATCTGTACCGTCGTGATACCAACCAACAGAAGCCGCTCCAATGCCAGAGGCTGTAATCGAAGCTATATCTGCGAGATCGCCAGCAAGAACGTCATATGTGCTAGTGAATGTCCAGCCAGCTGTGTTGTCTTGCTCGACAAGAATCAGGCCAGAATCTCCAGACGCAGCGTTTGTAATGGAAAAGGTAGTTACGTCCTCGGTGAGGGTTGTTGTAGCATTACCTCCAAGGGATGTATCAAAAGCAAGTGAACCAGCTGAAGAACTTATTGGTTGTTGTAAGGTTTTATCCTCTAAGCCTCCAATTCTCGTCTCAGAATCAGCAAAGTTTGCATTCATCCCGCTGAGAACGTTCTCATGCGTAGTAACCCCTGTAGTAATTGAAATTTGATTTTGTGCCATGTTGTTAAGTTATTGTTACGTTACCGTTTTCGTCCGTAGTCGTGGCTGGTTTTGCCGCCACCTTGGCAAAGATATTATCAAGATCTGATTGGCGACGACCACCTAGAACATTGTTTAAATATATTAATGTTTGTTCGTTTATATCAAAAAGTTCGCCAGCATCTTCACCAAGAGCGTCAAGAACTGCTTGCGGGTTTGGATCGCTCCATATCATGTCCCAGCCTTCATGCCAGCATCTTATAATCTCATTAGCTAACGCGACATTGAGGTATTTAATCCTAGAGGCTTTTCTCTTTGGACTGTTTTGTGATGGTTGTTGTATTTCGTTAAGTAAGCTCATTTTTGTTTTAAGTTATTCGGTAGGCCAAATAGATTCATTATTCCAAACATCTCCATTAACCCATAATGTTTCATCACCCTCAACCCAAAGGCAAGAATCTTGCCATGCGATAGAATCTTTCCAAAGATTAGAACAACAAACGAGTATAGAAGCAGTCTTAGTGCGAAGTCTGCTAAATACAGTGTTTAATCCTCGTATTGAGAGAGATTTCATTTTTTAGCTTGAGTAATAAAGGATTGCGTCTCCAGCAGTAAGTTCAATAGAAGTCCAATCTCCAACGATTACATCGCCAAGAGCTATTGCTGCTCCGTCAAAATTTGATATGCTACCCACTGTTCCTGCACCAATAGTGCAATCATCAAGGGCATGAATTGCCATGAAATTTCCAGTGTGGGTCCCTACCCCTACTCTTTCTCCTCCGTAGTGACCTACTTGTTTTAAAAGGGTTGATTGTGTTGATGTTGACATATAAATACATACACATCTAATCTATTTTTTACAAATATTTAAAGGAGATTCTTCCTACGTTTTTGTTTTCGTCAGAAATGAAACCAGACAATAATATACCCTTGTCACAAAAAGTAACAGATTTCATATCAAACAAATAAGCATCACCATTGCAATGCGCATCTAAGGCTTGCTGTCTTTGAGTGAACACGAAGTCTCCAATCTCGAAAACCTTATTTTCTAGGTGTTTTGTGGTCGAGTTTGTTCCTATTACTTTGAACTTGCAATTCTTCACGGTGATTTAGTATGGATTCTTTAGTTAAATACACAGAATCATAAGGTAGATCTTCATTTTCTTTGTAGGTCATGGCTTTTATATATCTTTTAAAAAATAACTTCATTGAATTTTTTTTGTTTTTTCTATAAATTAAACCTTCTATGTTGTCTATAGAGAAGTAATTAATAGCATATAAGCAAAGAGAATAAAAGTTATGCCGCATTATATCTGCGGAAAGGTTGAGGTTTGTGTTGGGCATCGCAAAATACAAGTCAATGAAACCGCCCTTATCTTTTTTGAAAAAGGTAAAAAACAAATAATCTTCTTCGGATTTAGCCGTAATTGATAATTGACATTTTTCTTTTAAGTGTTCAAGGAAGTTTTCGGACGCGATATCCCTGCAAGAAATAGAATAAAAATTATGAATTTGGTCGAATGGTGCCGAATGTAAACAGTATTTTTTTATAATATTGTTTGATTCTTGATCGCCAAAATCAACGAGTTCTATTTTTGTGTTATTTGTTTTCGGCATTGAATATAACCTTTGAGCTTTTCACCGCACCAAGCTCATCCAAACAGTCTTCTTTTACAGACCCTTTTATTAAAGCGGCACAATCAACAGCCCAGGATTTGCCGTCTTGCAGTTTTGGGGAATAGCTTTGATGAAACCTGTTTTTCTTGTCATAAACTCTGTAGATGATGTTTTCCATATCCATATATTACGGCAAACAAATGGTTTGTCCAGTGTTTTTTTTAATTAACATTAATTAGGTGTTTAAAAATCAATAAAATGTCATAAAATAGGATAAGAAGTGTAACTTATTTCATGGGAGAAGGATTAGATAAGATAGCAAAATCTCTGTTGGATTTAGAGCCGACAGCTATTTTAGATTTGTTTTTGGTTTTCCCTGATGCTATTAAAAAACCAGAAACATCTTATGCTATACATAATGGGTCTAACTTTAAGAAGGGCGTGGTTTGGCAAGGCAGGGCTTATATGCCAATAGGTCTTGAGATAGAGGGTTTTGAAATCAATGCTGATGGAAGAGTTAATAGGCCCAAAATGAAAATATCAAACAAGGATTATTTTGTAACAAACCTTTTAAGGAAAAATGACGATTTTAAAAACGCCAGAATAACAAGAATAAGAACATTTGTTAAATTTCTTGACGACGAAAACTTTGACGGAGGAAACCCTTTCGGAAATTCAGACTCAACAGCCGAACTATCTAGGCAAACTTATATAGTTTCTCAAAAAGCGCAAGAGAATAAAATATATGTAGAGCTCGAGTTAACATCTCCGCTAGACTTAGACAACTTCGAAATAAACAGCAGAAGAATAATGGGGAAGTATTGCTATTGGCAATACAGGGGTATGGGATGTCAATACCAAGGCATTCCAGTACAGAAAGAAGATGGTAAGGCGTTTACAGATATAAACGGAAATCAGATAAATGTTAAAGATGGATTTTCGTTCGGAAATGCACAAGATGAATATAACGACTCTAAGGATTACACAACTGGAGACTTGGTTTTTATAAAAAATAACAGGGTAACAATAGAAGATCCTGGTTCCGTCGAAGATTCTCGACCTTTATTAAATTATTATATTGCAAAAACAGACGTTAGGGGTTTGTCTCCAGATGATAATCCTGAATTTTGGGACAAAGAAGGATGTAATAAAAAACTTTCCTCTTGTAAACTTAGATTCACTGAAGGTAGATCTGTGACAAGATTTTTGGCGCAAGAGCAAGTCTCATTAGGTACTTTAAATCTTATAAACTACAGCGATGAAAAGTTAAAAAGCTTTTATGAACCAGAAAATCAACTACCATTTTTGCAAGCCTTAAGTGGCAATAGGCCTTGGACAATGGCTTTTAATTTTAATGAAGACCTAATAGGCAGCAAGTCGTACACGGATATATTAAGCACTTCTAACGCAACAAGAGGTAGCTATAAAGGTCTTACACTCACTTATGTTTCTAAGTCTATTAGGGCTTACCTAAGAAAATATAACAATGGAACTACAACAAAAAGTCTAAAAATAACCCCAGAAGATCAAGGCCAAAATAAATTAATAGTAAGAAGGGGCGAAGATGGTTATGGTTTCTCTTTATACAACCCCTATACAAAAGCAGAGAACTTTTCAACCTTACAATATACTGGGAAACTTTACGAACATTTTCATGTTTACAGCCAAAACGACGGACTGAGGGGAGCCTCTGAAGGCGTTTGTTTTTGGGACAGGTACCTAGAAAATAAAGAATTAGATCTTCTTTATAGACCTGTTGTTGGCGGCGGTTCAAGAATGAGACCTATAGAATACTTTAAAGATAGCGATATTCCAGAAGAGCGAGCTATACTAGACGGGCTTTTAGCGTGGTGGTCAGAACCATCCTCAGATGAAGATGGATTTATAGAGAAGATTATCGACCAGTCAACTCAGAAAAATGACTTAATATATAATGGTCCAGATCAAAAAGCAGCATCCGTGAATACTTACTCATACGCAGTAAACAAAAATGTCACTACACAAGAAGAAATATCATTCTTACCATTTGGAGGCTTCCCTGGAACTGATGGTTTTGATTTCCAAAGATAAACATAACAATGAATAAAGAATCGTTAACTACCCAAGACCCGAAAAGCATACTGAACAAAATAGACGAGTGGTCTTTTTTAAATGTTTCTCAGGAAATATGCGGTTTTATTGGAGAGTCGGAAGGTAAATTTACTGTTTTTTTATGCGAGAATAAATCAACAACGCCAAGGGAAAGCTTTACAATAGACCCTTTAGAATATTTGCTTTTTCTAAAGCGTTATAAACCTGTCGCATTGTTTCATAGCCACGTATTCGGCAACGAAGAAGAGTCGGAAAAAGACGTATTGATGTCAGAGAACAGTTGTCTTCCATTTTTTATATACTCGTTGAATACTAAAAAATTCAACTTTTACACGCCCAAAAAGTCTATTGCTGATGTAACAACAATAGATAAGTTCAAATTAATTAAATGACCAATATAAAACTATACGGCCTTTTGGCTGATGAATTCGGGGATTGTTTTTCTATGGAGATAGACGAACCTAAAGATGTTTTTGACGCCATAGATGCAAACAGAAGTGGGTTCAAGAAAAGAATATTTGATTTGGGTTCTTCTGGTTTTCATTACTGCGTTATAGTTGATGGCGAAAAAATAGAAAACCCAAAAGAAATTTTAACAAAAAGAAAAGCAGAAACAATAGACCTTGTGCCTATTCTGTCAGGAGATGGGCCCCCGACTTGGATTGCTATTGCAATTGTTGTCGTTTCAACAGCGCTGCAAATAATCTTAGCTCCAGATCCGCCAAAGCCCCCAGAAATATCACAAACGGCAGCTGGTTTAGAAAAGTCATTTACATTTAGCAGTGTGCAAAACAGGGCGGCGCAAGGAACACCCGTGCCTGTTTGTTATGGTGAATTACTTATTGGCTCTGAGATAATACAAACATGCTTAAAGAGTTACCCTCAAAACCAAGAAACATTTAAATCGTTCAGAAGAAATCCTTTAAATGAACAGTCAGAAAAAACAGAAGCAGCAAGTCAAATAGCAAACCTATAAAATAGATGAAACATTTTGAAATAAAAAATACACTTGCTGGCGCTAAAGGAGGAGCCTCTAAACCAAAACCTGCTACACTTAAACCTCCTAAGATAGGAGATTACTCTGTCGCCGCGTCTTTTTCTTATTCAGAAACTGTTGATTTACTTTCTGACGGACCTATAGAGGGCCTTTCAAATTCAAACAGTTATGTTTTAAATCCAACATCTTACCTTCAAGGGGTTTATTTAAACGATGTCCCAGTGGAACAGACAAGCGAAGCATTCATAGAAAGATCGCAAGAAAATATAACAACTTTAATAGGTAGCGGCCAAAGTGCTGAGTCATTTACTGGTGCTATATCACAAGCTTTTGGAACAGTAAGTGACTTTTCTTATAATGAAATAATTGTTCCGAAAAATTTAAGAATGCGATATGTATATAGTGATAGGTCAATCATTTGGAATAGCTCAAACCCTAGCAGCAGGGATCGTGTATATGGGGCTAATAATATTCCTTCTGAACGATATAGAGCCTTTTCAGATATAAGAAATCTTTTTTCACCAATCGCTGATTATACATTAATATCTCAAAACTTTTACGGACAAGGTACTACAAACAACAGGTGGCGTGATACTATGTTTGGGTGTATTGACCTTGAGCCAGCTTTTTCGGGGCAAGTAGTTTCTTATGGCACAAATGAGGTGTATGGGGGATTACACACTAGCATAAATGAGGGTTTATATAGGTACCAGGAAAGAAGGATTAGGCAGAATTACCTGGAGGCTGGTAGCTCATCTAATTTTAGTATATACGCGAAGCAAACAAGGGAGTTTTGGTTCGCTGATGGAGATAAATATAAAATAAATGCTTCCGCACAAGCGTTGTCTGATGCAAAAAAAGTAGCTGGCGGAACCTGCTTTTTTACCAAGCAGTCTACTGAAGAAGGCGGGGCTAATACTTTTTATACAGAAATTTGCCTTCAGGTTTCAGAGTGGGAAGAATCTATCAATAGTGCAAATCCATTAGGGATTTTCAGAAAAGAAATATCAGACTCTATAAATCAATTAGTAGATACAGTAAACGTACAAGATGACAGCCGCTCTTCAGGAAAACTTTCGTCGGAATTTTTGAGAGAAAGACTAAAAGCTTTAGGTTTTAATTTAAATGCAACTCCAATCGAAAATAACGAAGTAATTTACGAACAAATAACTAGAAACGATATTACAGATCTCGTTAAAACTAAGCTAAAAACAGATCAGCCAGGGTTGGACGTAATAAATCCTTATCTTTTTGTTAATCATGATGAAGGTTACGCTATTGATGGCTATATAGAGTCGGAGCATAAAGATATATTCAAAACAGAAACATTTGTTGATACGGTAGAATACGGAAAACAATATAATAGTCAAGATTTATTCTTTTATGGAGATGTTTATTATATATGTACAGCAAGCGTATTAACATCTCCCGCAAGCGCAGCGGTACAAGAGATTGGCGCTTGGATTACACAACAACTAGCACTAGCTACTCCGACAATAGCTACAACAGGTAAACCTGGAGATCAACTTGATTATTCTCTATCAATAGAGCCTGTATCTACAGAGATAAGGTCACAGTCCTCTGGAAAAGTGATTAATCTTATTATACCAAAGTTAGATTCAAACGGGAATTGGAACGGACAAGTTTGGGGTTTTAATATAGAATCTTTTAATTTATCTATTGGCATTGGTGGGGCGTTAAGAGTAAATGATGATGGTAAATACAAAAAAACCAGAGATGGTTATTTTTTACAATCATTAATGCCGTCTAAGGAAATAAACTACCTTAAAAACATTACTGGATTAGGTGTTTTTTCTTTTGGATATAGATCTAATTCTTTGGGTGCTAAGAAATATAATTACTCAAATGTAATGATGGAATTTAGAAATGGACAACAATTTCAAGAGCCATTAGATTACTTCAAAAATATTTACATAGACAAATTTTATAATTCGGAATTGTTGGGGCCATTCAATACTAGGGGGGCATTAAAACCAGATTTATTTGGAATTTTAGATAGCGATTATTATGGGGTTCAAAAAATAAAGGCAAATGGAACTTTGAAAAAGTTAGAGCTGGGTGGAGACAAAATCCCTGATTTGAATTTTCCACTTGATCCCAACACCGATAACTACTTACTAAATTCAATCCCAGAGATGGACGAGTCTTACCTTGCTGCAATAGAAGAAGGTAGTAAAGATATAAGACAAAATACAAAATCCTTTTCAGACTGGAATACAAGCAAGGTAGATTATGACGAAAGAGCACAACCAGTAACACATATAATAGAAAATCCGAACGTTTCTTCTTGCTTTGTTACTTTGTCTTTAAAATCTTTATCTGATACGGTAGATAAAGAGGGTATCCTTAGCCTTGGAGCAGGAAACGGCAATGCCGATATTGGGACTAAGATCCCAGCACCACTAAACATAAGAATAGAAACAGGATTAATAGACGAAAATGGAGGCGAAACAATTTTAGTAGAAAAGTTTTTTCAAATAATTGCGCTTGTAGAGGCTCCCAACTACTTAGATATAGGTAACCCAGATGCTAAAGATTCTATTGGCGAATATGATGATGTGAAAGAAATAAACCAAACCTTAGAAGGTATTGCTCAGGGAGGGATATCCCAGCCTTTTATATTACCTCCTATACCTTACAATGATATAGAAGAAGATACGGCGGGTAGGGAAGATAAAAAAGAAAAAAGGTATATAAAAATAACGAAACTTTCGACAGAGTCTAACTCAACTTTAATATCTAAAGTTATTTCATTAGTAAAAGTCACTGAAATAATTGAATCTCAATGCAGCTACCCTTTTTCAGCTATAGTAGGAACCAAGATAGACTCTAGGGTTTTTAACGACATACCAAAAAGAACTTACAGAGGTAAGTTCAAAAAAGTAAAAATACCATCAAACTACTTCCCAATAGATGGAGATGGTAAGGATAAAAGATATTTTAAAAAAGAGTCTGAGTTTAACTCTCAAACAAAATCATCTAGTCTATTGTATAATGGAGATTGGAATGGGTCTTTTAAGTTTGAATGGACAGATAACCCAGCTTGGATTTTATATGATATGATTGTGGCCACAAGGTACGGTTTGGGTCAACAAATATCAGAAAGCGAAGTTAACAAATGGGATCTTTACAAGATAGGCAGGTTTTGTGACGCTGTCGATGAAGACGGTTATTTTTTGGGAGTCAAAGATGGAAGGGGAGGTATCGAACCAAGATTTACATGTAACATAGCATTTACACAAGGAACTAAAATCTTTGACGCTATAAACTCTATAGCCGCCATATTCAGGGGTATAGTTTATTTTCAAAACTCGACAATAAGCTTTTTAGACGACAGATTAAAAAGCCCTATAGCTTTATTTACAAATGCAAGTGTAAAAGATGGGTTCTTTTCTTATTCAAGCTACAAGAGAGATGAAAAATATAACGCAGTTGAGGTTGCTTATTTAGATAGAAACGACAGTTTCAAATCAAAAATAGAGTATATTGAAAACGAAAAAGATATCGTTGATAGAGGCTTATTCAAAAAAGAAATAACCGCAGCGGGGATAACATCAAAAGCAATGGCAAGAAGAGCAGCAAAGCATTTGATGTACCAAACCACAAAAGAAAATGAAACTGTAGCATTTACGGCTGGGAATGAAGTTTTGCTGTGTAAGCCTGGCGATTTAATTATTATAGAAGATGACTTAAAAACACTAAGACACAACATAGGAAGAGTTTTAAGCGTAGACGCAGACAACTTAACTATAAAGACTTCGGAACCCTTTAAAACCAGCGAATACGAAAAAAGAATAACTGTTTATTTACCAACAGGAAATAAGCAAAAAAGCGATTTAGACGAAGAGGCGCAACTAAAAAGACTTAGACTGAAAGATTTTGAAATAGAACAAGGAGCTTTGTCTTATCCTGATTTTGATGTTAATTTTATAGGTGATTATGGTTTTAATAGTTACTCGCAAGGTTATTCTGACATATCTAATGGGGATGTAGAAATTGATAACGAAGCGGAGCTTTATGAACAATACGCTGTATACACAGGATCTCAAAATCAAATAATATGGTTTAATACAGGTGTTACTGGTTGGGTATTCTCTACTGGTAAAGCTTTTACTGACGACGATAATTATAATTTATTCATAAACAGCACTGGGCAAGGCACCTTTAATTTTAAATCTTTAACGTTAGGAGACGCCTACTCTTCTTCGGGATTCGTTTATGATTCGGCAGAAGGCGATAAAAGAGCAAAGCCAGCAAGCTTTAATCTTGAGGGGAAATTTACGTATCAGAGTAACGCTGATTTGAATTATTTCGGAGGCCTCCAAGAAAGCGACATAAATGTAAACGGATACCAGCAAATAAGAGACTTTAATGTCACTGGGTGGGGAGGGTTTAAAGGTATACAAGCAAATGAATACGGAGACACTGTATACATAGACGAAAACGACCCTAGCGCAAACCTGTTGAAATTTGTTCCAGAAGGTTCCACCTATAGATTCCCAAGTAAGGACGCTTCGGATCAAGTTTACAAAATAATTTCCATAATGGAAGATGAAAATTATTCCTATAAGGTTATAGCCTCAAAGTATCTAAGCGGAAAATACGAAGAAATAGAAAACGACATAAATATACCAGAGGCCGAAAACACATTTGGTTATAATAAAAATGAGTTTAATGTAAACGAAATAAGTTATATAAGCCTGGAAGCTCCAACAATTACATTAGATGTTTTAGATTACGTTTTAGATGAAAGCCCAACAATTATAACAGGAAGCTGGGAGCCAGTAGAAAATGCAACTGGTTACTATTATTACTTAGAACTACCAAACGGCCAAAAGTCTGAAGTCGCCACAACTCCAGTAACAAACTTTTCTTATACTCCTGATTTAATAGGGAACTATACAATAAGAGCTCAATCATTGGCGGACACATTCAATAACGCAGATTACAATAAAAGATACGACGATTCATCTCCAGCATCTGAAAGTATATACGTTTCAGGGCAGGATCTAGAAAATTTAGATGGCTCGGTCGTTGTAGGCGTTGTAATCGAATAATATATAAAATAAAAAAAATGTCAGATTGTTGCACACCATTATATGTAAAAATTCCCTTTCTAAGCCCGACTGGCGATATAAGGCTGAAAAGGGGTACTGGTAACCATCCTAGCTGCGGCTACTATGAAAACTACTCAGGATCGCCAGAGTTGGATAATTATGATTACTATACAGTAGATATAAACTATGATTCTGGAAGCGGTTTCTGGACCTTTTCTGGAAACTCAACTGGGTTCAACGATCCATCTATTTATGTGTCAGTTCAGACTGGTAACCCTTGTAATCCAGTTGGGGAATATACTGGTGGAATATTTGGCAGCATTAGAGTAAACCCAGATCCTTTTGGCATTTTCCCAGTATATAACTTTGAGCCTAATTTTGAGTTCGACCCAACAAGCACTTATACAGTTGGAAGGGGAAGTGGCATACATCTAGAGAGAGATGTTAAGTTTAAATTTAAATTTTTGGATAACTCAAAATCTTATATAAAGACGCCAAAAGAAATGGCAAAAAGCGTATATTTTGATGGAGTTAGTTATGACATATTAAACCAAAACGGGGCGACAGTTTACGAAAATTATTTAAGTGGCTACTCAACAGATCTATTAATAACAGAACAGGAAAACATTAGAATATTCGGTTCTTATCAGCCTAATTTCGGTGTAAGAGCAAAAACAAAGGATTCTATAATTGGAGATGCTGGCTCTGCAGAATATTATACATACGGAAATAGTCTTTATATAACACAAGTAGAAACGCAAGACGATCAAGGAACGGCAAGTTGGCAAGTTGACGAAGATGGTGCTACTTCTACTGGGGCCGTTCCATCTGGAAGGGTAGAAAACAAAATAACAATAAAAGCTAGATTTATAGAAGAACCTAAATACATAAAACCTTCACATGTAGATCTTTACGCTTCTCAAGACGAAAACTTCGAGCTTAACGGGTCTACGTTTATTGGCAAAAGAAACTTAAGCGCAGGATCTGCGGCTACAAGTGTGGATATAAATAAGAGTCTAGGAATAGAGCCAAACAAAGATTATTGGTTTAGTATTATCCCCAGTTCTAAAATAGGCTCTGGCAATGCAGTAAAGGTCGGCCCAAACAAGCTGTTTGAAAGAGAAGAGGCGGGTTCTACTATTGAAAGTAACGAGCTAAACCTTTCTTACAAGGGCTCAAGTATAAATAATAGTTTTAAAACTGGAGTTATAACTGGAGAAATAACAGGAAACTCTGGAATAATAGATAAATTGTTTGTTTATAAAGAGTCTTTTGGGAGCTCTGTAGGAATATATGACGGCCCAAATTTATTATTTTCCACACTGCCTACAAACGCTAGCGGAGAGTGGTTGTATACAACGTTTGATTATTCAATGGAGTTTAAAGATCCGCTAAACCCTTATAGCAATTTATCAAAGAATATAAAACTAAACGCAACTGGCACATCTACAGACCCACTAAATAGCGGTATGCCTTTATTTAACTTGGTAGATCACAGTACAGGAGTTCCAATAGAATTGGGAGTTAACTATACTGAAAGCGGTTTTTACCTTGTGTCTAATACTGGACACTTATACAAAAACTTTAAGTATCAGAGGAATTCTTTTTAAACGTAAAACAGTTGAAGTCTGGATTATTATCTTTCTTATAGTCGTTTTTAAAAACAGCTAGCCTAATACTTATTGTTTCTCCGTCAGCCTCCAAGAAATTTTCTTTTAAATCTGAAAGTTTCATCTTTACTGTTCCAGACATAAATTTATTACCGTTAGCTGTAGCCTTAACCCAGAATCCTCCAATTTGGTTTTCTGACCAATTAATCTTCTGCATGATTTGGAGACAACAAAACAGCTAAAGAGAGAAGAAAGTCAGATCTTAAGTGTTTTGGTGTTTTATTATATTGTTTTTTAGCCCTTCTGTAAACGCGCCTTGTGGTTGCGTCTTGTGGGTTAATGATCTCTCTTATTTTTTTTGCTGCTGCGCTGTTCATAATCTTGCTATAAATGTTGTGCTGTCCTTTACAAATCCTAACTTCCTATAAAGCTTTTTGAGTTTTGGTTCGCTTGGGTTCATTGCCGCCGCAGAAACGACTACATACTCAAACTTTTTTTCCCTAGCGAATTTTATAGCTTCTTTGAAGACCTTAAAGCCAACCCTTGGATTTTTAGACAACCATAAAAACTCTAGAAAAAGATTCTTACCAAACTTTACGCTTTTATCATTCAAGAAAATACACACCGCATTAAACTTGCCTTCGTCTTTATTGCCCCAGACAAAAACGTCCCAAGCTAGAAGTTGACTACTGCCAAAACTATTTATTATGGTTTCTTTATTGTGTTTCAAATCAAGAACATGTCCTTCTTCTGAGTTTTCAATATCAAACAGGTCATTCATATCGCAAATGACCTGTTTGAACTCTTCTGGATTTGTTATTCTTTTTATCATTTTGATATAATACCAATAAGCTTTCTAGCTTCCTTTGCAGAAATGTCATCGAAAGAATTCCAATCTTTAACCTCTTCATTAAGGTACTTTCCTTCTTTCCATAAATCCCTTAGCATGTCCTTAAACGAGTCAAAGGAGCTTACGTCGTGCTTTTCTAGTAAAGTTTTTTCAAGCAGACCAGAAGGCGTTATGGGAGCGTTGCTGGAAGGGCTTGGGGTAAAAGTGCTTTTGGATTCACTCCTGTTTCCTGATTTGTCTATTTCATCAGCGCCTACAATGTGAATGTTTAAGAAGTTTCTAACACACCTAACAAAAGATCTATTGCAAGCGATCGTTTCCAAAAACTTCTCGCAAAACGCATCTGTGTTTTCTAATGATGCATTAGCATAGTCTTCGTATGAAACCTCCATGTTCGATGATTCGTAATTACCAATCCAATCAATATCACAACGAGAAGTAACGTAGCCCTCTTCTACGTTTCGAACATCATAAGCTACAGCCCGAAAACCCCTAAGCTTCGCTAATTCTTTAATGCCTCCAAGCATAATTAAAAGCTGGTTATCTCTCAGTCCTTCCGTAGAGCTCGGGACTTGCTGCCCTCGCATTTCAAACCATCCTTTATTGGGATAAAGGAACTCTGGCTTAATCATTGACCTCCAATCTACCGAGCCGTCCTCATTGAAATGGTATTCAGTGTTTTGCAATAAGCCGTGTTCGTCCCTTTTGTAGAGATCTGGGCCGTGCGGTTTTTTATTTTTGGTTGCTTTTTTAACAACCTTTGCGGTCTTCTTGGTAACTTTTTTTGCCGCCTTAACTGATTTTGTTTTAGTGTCTGTCTTGTTCATAAATATAAAAGTAATCTGATTCTTCCCAGTAATCAGCATTATCTACTATATTATCCTCGTTGTCAATACTATTTTTCCAATGATAAGAGGATTTGTAAATCTTTTCTCCATCAACAACCATTTTAAAGGAGAAAAACTTATCATTAACGTCAATGTCTTTTGGCTTTTCTGATTTTGGATCGTAAAATTCTACGTTCTGGTCAAAATACTCGAACCTTATATCGTCTAATATTTCTTTGTTTTTCACAAAAATGTGAAAATCTATATTGAGTCTTTTAAGAAACTCAAAATACTTTTTGGGTATTGTTTCTGGTTTTGAATTTAAAAAAAGATTAATAGAGCCAATGTTTTTAGAAAAGTTTTTGATTCCGTCTGGTTGAATGATAACATCTTCAATAAATATATTGCATTTATGGTTTGCGCAATATTCATAAAACGCAGCTTCTTTGATCTTACCTTTATCAAGCCTGATGTTTATTCTTGAGTTTTCGAAGATGGATAAGTTTACATAATTAGTAGGTATTACATCTATAGAAAAGTCTTTTATTTTATTGACTAATTTTGTTTTAAAGTTAATCAATGACTTCCTGTTGGGCTCTAATATTTTAAGGATAGATTCTGCAACTTTCTCCGCTGGTATTTTGTTTATACAATCGTCAGGATCTTCAAGGGCTAAACAGGGTTTTGTGCTCCACTCTGGTTCAAGGTCTACTTTTTTGTTTTTGTTGGACCAATACGGAGTAGTTATAGATGGATAAATGTTTCCATATAGATTGACTATAGGAACATTTTGACTACTGGCATATTGGGTTATGGCGTTGTCAACTGATATCAATAGATCCGCCTTTGAAACTATGTAACAATTTTTCCTGAAACTTAAATTTGGGTATACGTAGTCGGCCCTGTTACTCATGTCTTTTCCAGAACCTATGATAACAACTTTTATGTTTTTTCTTTTTAATTCGTGGCTTATCAAATCAACAACCAAAGAATAATACCTGTAATTTTTTGAGCCAATATCTTGCTCGTTATACAGCACTATGTATTTCTCTGGAGTAACTGGGTAGAAGTGCTTGTTTACGACAGGCTTCTTAGGATTAACCTCTAAGCTTTTTGAATATTCTTTAAGTAAATGTGACATATTAATTTCCGTTATGAATGTAGCATGGGACTTTTTGGGTTGTAGTAGCAGGGTAGTAAGCTGCCTCAAAAAACCCTTCGTGAGCGCCAAAACCCTCAAGCGATACAGGATTATCTAAAACGTTTGAATAAGGGATACATTTATAAACACAGGGGTTATCTTCTATATATTCAAAATATTCTGGTCTAGTAAATATATAAATATTTAAGCCTTTGTGTTTTTTTTGTAGGTTTTTTAAGAGAGAGTTTAAAAAAAGCACATCTGTCCCAGATTCTGGCATTATAACTGCCACTCGCTTACCTTTATCGTCTGTAGATAGGAGGTCTTCGAAAGACACAGGTTTCTTTAAGTTCTCTTTTTTGGCTATCTCTATGAAGTGGTGATAAAGACTATTTTGATCAACCTCTCCAGATTTAATTTTATTAAACCAGTGTTTAAATCCATCGTTCTTCTGATCCACATCATCATTTAATACGTTTTTATAAAGATCTATAATGAACTCTTTATCTTCGAGCCCTTCTGGTTTGAGATAAAACTCGTTGTGAGCTGAATTTTTTATATCAACATCCTCGTCTAGTAAGGGCATATCATCAATAATTGATTCAAGTTTTTTGCCTATAACTTCTATAGAAAAGTTTTCCATTACCCAAGACCTAGCCTTCTCGCCAACACTTGACCTTTCTTCGTCGGACATATCAAAAACAGTATTTAGCATTTGCTTGATACTCTCAGCGTCTGTCGAAGCTTTGATGAATTGAGTACCTGGTTCCCTATACTCATGCCAACTAAGAGGTAACCCGCCGCTCTCTTCTGTGCAGCTGTCTTCGCCGCATGAGTAATCTGTGACCAAGGTTATGAGTTCTGTGAGTTTAGCCTCTTGGACTGGTATTTCCTGACCACCGCTAGTAAATGGGTGGCAGTACACATCCATTAGATTATATACTTCGTTAAGCTGTTCTTCGGAAACGCCAGCGCTTACATTTGTAGTGTTTAAAGTTTCCTCACCGCACTCTCTGCATTTTTGATTTTGACCAGTAAAGTTTCTTACATGATATGAATTGCATGACGAACAGAAATAAGTTGTTAAAATATCCCTTCCGTCCATTCCTTTCTCTTCTAGAAGCCTCATTATATCCCAGCCTTCTGACCAATGGGTGTGCAATAAAAGTTTTACGTTTGGTTTGTCTTTTTTAAACATCTTAAAACCATCAAGCAAGTTAGGCACTGACTTCCTTAGTTGGTTTCTGAAAACAAAACCCACCACAAAATCATCTCCTTCAATGCCATGAAAGGATCTTAAATTACCCCTTGCCTCATCACTAATCCTATGAAAATTTTCTACATCTAATGAACCTCTAAGTGTTTTTACATGGTCGTAGCCCATTTCTTTGAAAGCCGTCTCGGCGAAAGTAGACCAAACGTAGTAGTTTTTTATTTTAGGGGCATACTCTACTGCTTGAGGCAAAATAGGCAAACTGTCCAAGGTTGTCCAAACCATACAATTAACTTTGTTCCACCAAGGTTTATGGTGAAAGTTTGTAAATGCCCAAATATCCTCTGCCCCGATATAAACGTCTGGTCTTACCTTTTCTACTATAGTATCTATTTCAAAAAAACCGTAACCATCCATTCTCTTTTCTTCTTCAGATCTTGAAGAATAGCTATTAGAAACCGAACCATAACAATCCCAAGGAAGCAGTTCTAAACTCTTGTCTCCAGCCATCTTCATGTTGGCGGCTTCAATTATCTTGTATTTGCCTGTTTTATAAAGATATTTTAAAACGTTTTTCTGATTCTTTCCAAAACCAGTGAAAGCTTTGCAGAAATTAGAGTGAATGAGTACGGTTTTTTTTCTCATTATTTATTGTTTGTTTTGTAGGTGAATATTTCATTTAAAACGAATTTAAAATACTCAACCAGAAGATAGGCTTCCGACATCTCTAAGCCTATACCAAATTTATTGGCGGAGTTTCTAGACACAGAGAAGGAAAAAGCTTTTGTTCCATCGTTTTTTGTGTAAGGGCTTAACGATATAGATGTTTTATTGTCATCGAAACTATGAAAAGCATTGAATTTTTCGTAATTCTCAATCGCATAAATAAAACCGCCCAGTTCGATCTCATTAAACTTAACAGAGGCGCACTTTTCTGGGTCCTTAGCATTTTCAGCAAACGAACCGCTCTTAGTCTTGTTATTCCAAGAGTGCTGCTTAATGGCTGTCATATAAACACAAGGGGTTTCGCTTTTTCCTTTAATGCCTAAACGGAAACCAAAAGCGTTTCCTGTGTTTTTCGAATTTGGCTTGTAGAACTGAATCATCTTGCTATATAATATATACAGAACAAGCGTTTTCTAGTATATTTTTATTTTATTTTACTTTATCGGTAATAGGTCTTGTTATTATTCTGCTTAAAAGATCTTTGATATCATCGCCACAGGAAATTCTTTCTAGATTATGGTAGCATTTTGAAAAATCAACAGATAATGACAATAATTTATGAGGTCTTCTGGTTTCAAATATTGTTTCCTCTATCAAGTAATCAAAGAAAAGTTTGGAGAAGAATAAGCAAGATGTTATTCTCATACAATATTCGTATTGGGGTCTTAGCGAGTTCATGTCTTTTTTATTGAAATCGCAGTATTTTTTAAAAAATAAAAGGGAAGATCTTTTGCTAAGGCCAGAGCTAACAGCAAAATAACAAACATCGAAAACTGGATTACCAGAGAAATTGAATCCTAAATTCTTGTATTTATATAAACCGTGCCTAGTTATTATATTGTCTAACTCAAAATGTCCATGACAAGCTCTGTCTCCCTCAAGAATCGTTTCGTCATAATTTGAGAAGACTTCTTCGTAAAGAAGGGAAAAAACTTTTTTTATTTTGCCTATTTTATGAATGGAAGATATACTCTCTTTTAAAATTTTAGACTGCTCTTCTATTTTTGTTTTGTTTAGAAACATGTCTAGATATTCACGGCAAGAGATTTTGCTTTTTAGATTGCTAAAGTGGTATAGGGTGTAAAAAAAAGATTCATCATTTTCTATGACGGACGCTATGCCTTCGCCTCTTATATCATAACCTTCATCATGAGCAGAGAGCAAAAACAGTATGTCGTTTCCTATCCTGATCTTTCCTGAGTCTAGAAAGTAAGGAATTAGTGGAGATTTATTATTTTTTAGAAACTCCGACTCGTTTTTTAGAACGAAACAATCGTCATCGAGAGAAATTTTGATAGAGTATAAAAGATCCCCGCTAATTATTTTGTAGTTATCAAAGTTCTCATTTCCAAAAAGCTCTACCAACGAATCTATTTTGATATCTGTGTTGGACTTTGATATCACTTCCTTAATAATCTCGTAAGCAGCTTCGTTTTTATCTACTATTTTTTCGGTGTCAAAAGCGTAAGCCCTTCCAGAAAATAATTGCGACGCGTTCATCTACTAATTATACTGGAAGGGCTTGAGTTTTCTATTTTGCTAAATATCTAGGCGGCACCAATTTTCTGACCCTTAAGACTCAAACCTTTAAGGCTAGCTTTAGCAAACTTGCGAGTATTCTTCGCATTTCGATCATAAACAGTCACGTAAAGTGGGCTTTCAGAAACGAACTGAGCGTTCACAGCCTCACCAGCTTTAGTATAAAGACCGAAGAAACGGCCCTTGCTGCTACGGATTGCTTTCATGATTTTGTTTTGTTGTGTTTTGTTCATATAAGAAATATATTAGCATATACTTATTTTATTGTCAACACTTTTTAGCATTATCTCTGATGTTTTTGAGTTTTTGACAACTAGTTTTGCAATTGGAACTTGGACTTTTTCTTTGACGTATCTTTTTACATCCCTTACGTGCATCTTTTTGTTTTTAATATCGTTAAAAATGCAATCTATAGAGGTGTTTTTAACAATTATGCTTATGTTTTTCTTTTTTAATTTATCTTTTATCTTGTCAAGCTCAAATTTTATAATTCTTTTGATGTCGGAGTCTCCAAGGTCATCGAAAACCAGTACATCATTTATTCTAGCAAGAAGTTCTGGTTTAAGCTTTCCCTTTACTGACTCCTTGTAAGAATCAGACTTAACTCCTTCGTCTTGAACAAATCCCATGCTCGGCTTGTTGGCTTTTTCGTGCCCTATATTACTTGTTAAAATAACTATAGACTTAGAAAAGTCAACCTTGTTGTGCTTGTTGTCTTCTATGTAACCCTCATCTAAAAGGTGGAGCAATAAGTTTAAAACTTGTGGGTCGGCCTTCTCTACTTCGTCAAAAAGAACAACGCAGTTTGGATTGTCCTTAACAAACTTAGTAAGCATTCCTCCTTCTTCATAGCCGACATAGCCAGAATTAGAGCCAATAAGTTTGCTAATACCTGTCTTGTCATACAACTCACTCATGTTTATCTGAATAATGGCATTTTCATTACCAAAAAAGTTTTTGGCTATTTTCTTTGCTGTGTATGTTTTCCCGACACTGGTCGGACCAACAAAGAACATGCTGGCTAAAGGCTTATCTTCATCCGTGAATCCAGCTTTAGCACAACTGAGTAGGTCATTAACCTTGTTAATAACAGAGTCTTGCCCGAAAATTTCCTTAGACATTCTTTGGGAGAAAGAAGAAAAGCCTTGTCTGCTTTCTTTTATCTGGTCAACAGAAACTTTTCCATGTTCAGAAATAATCTCAAGGATATCGCTCTTTTTAATGGTTACTGGATCTAAATAAGATTCTTCATTTAATCTTTTTAAGTCCAAGAGAAACAAGTTGAATTTTTCTTTGACATCTTCAACATCTTGGTCTCCCTTAGATAAAAAGTCTACAAACTCTTTGTGGCTGTTTACTAGCTCATCGGACGGCTTAGAATTTTTTATTTTTATTCTAGAACCTACTTGGTCTATTATATCAAAAGCTTTATCTGGGAAATTTTTATTGCTAACCAAGTTGGAGGATAAATCTACAACACAATCAATAATTGTTTTGCTATATCTAACATTATGAAAGTCTTCGTATCTGGATTTGCAATTATATAATATTTTTTTTGTATCCTCTACCGAAGGTTCTGACACCTCTATATTAAAAAACCTTCTTTTCATTGCCGAGTCTTTCTTGAATATCTTTTCGTATTCGTCTGACGTCGTAGAACCTATGCATTTAATCTCTCCTCTGGCGAGCATTGGTTTTAGCATGTTTGCCGCATCGATGCTTCCTTCTTGGTTTCCTCCTGCACCAAATATAGTATGAATCTCATCAAAGAAAAGAATGATGTGGGGGTTTTGTTTGGCCATTTCAAGGAGGTCTTTGAACTTAGCTTCAAACTGACCTCTATACTGAGTGCCAGACAACATAGAAGCAATATCAACGCTCATAATTTCCATTCCTAAAAGGTTAGAGGAAACATCTGCTTGGCAAATTTTAGTAGCCAAAGCTTCTACTATAGCTGTTTTACCAACGCCAGCGTCACCAGTTAATATTGCATTACTTTTGTTCTTTTTAGAGATGGTTTCTATGAGGAGTTTGATTTCCTCGTCCCTTCCATATACATCTGGGAGCTTTCCTTCCGAATAAAGATCGTTTAAGCTTGTTAAAAAAGAAGGTATTTTATTAGGTTCTTCATTAGGAGGGTCTGAAATTTCAACAAAGTCAGAAAGGTCCCCCAACAAATCGTCCAATGATAATGGGTCTGGATTATTAGATTGATCTCCCTTGGCATAGTTTTCCAAGGTATCACTAAAGCTTTGGATTCCTATATCTGGGAAAACATACATTGATGTGTCTAATATTCCAAGAAGGATATGTTCAATTCCAACATAATGATGGTCAAGCTTCTGCGAAATTTTATTAGCAGAATTCATTGCATCTAAAACTTCTTTATGCCAAGGGTCTGAATTTTTGTTAGCATAGAACTTTTCACTCATTCCTGCCCTTTCTTCGAGTTGGTTTATTTTATCAACTATGTCTTCTGGTTTAAACTTAAAACCTATATCTTCTATAAGATCTTTTAAGGTCCCAGACATGTTTTCAGCACAACCGAATACGACATGTAAATTATTGACATTGTTATGCCCCATCTCTTTAGAAAGATCAAAGGCGGATTTGTAAGCTTTTTTAGCTCTAGGCGTTAAGTTAAAGTCTTTAAATATCACGTTGTTAAATACACTCATTTTAGTTCAGATAATTTCATATAAATTTTTTCTTCGATTGTGTTTATTGAATCTACAAACACAATATCATCTCCAACGTCTCCAGTAATAATGGTGACGTCACCCTTCTTAGGTAACTTTTTACCAGAACTTATATATTCTGTCAACCTTTCATTTCTATCGGAATCGAGAAACAAGCCGCAAACTGGACCTAAATCATCCTGCATTTCTAATCTAGCGTACTTGTTTCCGTTTCTGCTTGTCCTCTTTGTTATATCTACGACGGTTCCAACAAATTTAACTCTTCTCCTAGAAGATGATCGCCTTATGTCCTCTGATGTGTTAAATGAGACAGAATCTCCAGCGCTAAAGATATCCCTTATTGTGTGAGAATAACTATAACCAAGTAGTTTTTCTTCAAAGAACCAGTTAGCATATTTTATGTGACTTGTGTTTTGCTCATATATTTTTTTATATTGATCATACTTCTTTTTGAACGTTCCAAACCTTCTGTCAGCGAATAGAATTCTGCCGTCGTCAGCTGGAGCATTCTCTTGTCTAAAGTGCTGTATTGTATTTAATACGTCATAATTAAAGCGATCACCAACTTCAATTATGTTCCTTTTTTCTCTGTCCGTTAATATATTAAAGCTTTGAGCCTCAAGAACTAATCTACAACGATCAGTCGTAACAAAAGAATCTAATAGCCCAGCTTGGATAAACGCAGACATAGTGCCTATATTAACTCCACAATCTTTAGCAGCTGTAAATATATCATATTTGTTTTCAAAGTTGTTTTCTCTAAACTCGATTAGAGATTCGATAATCTTACCAGAAACACCTTTAATGGAGTTTAATCCGTATCTTATATTTTTGCCTTCGATCTTAAAATCAAAATCAGAAAGGTTTAAGTCTGGTGGCAAAAGTGTTATATCAAAAAACGAAAGCTCTTGAGATATTTTAGCTATCTCTTCATGAGAGTTAGGTTCGAACCTTGCCATCTTAAGTAAACTAAGAAAGAATTCCTGTGGATGGTTAAATTTAAGGTAGATAGTTATCGCCGCCAAGTAAGCGTAAGAAATACTGTGGGATTTGTTAAACGAATAATTAGCAGAATCTTCTGCGACTTTCCACAAAACCTCCCCTATAACTGGATCTAGGTTTTTCTCTTTGATTTTTTCTTCAATCTTGGCTTTCCAAGCTGGCATATCCTCAACCTTCTTCTTTCCGACTATCCTTCTAAGCTGCTCTGACTCATCTAGGCTAAAGCCAACCTTAACAGCCATTTTCATTAACTGCTCTTGGTAAAGAGGAATGCCCCCTGTATAACTAAGTATATCATCAAAAAATTCATGCACACAATTAAACTCTCCAGTTCTTACATATTCAGCGTAACTGTCCTTAAAATCTAAAGCTCCTGGTCTGGCAATAGCCACAACTGCGGAAAGCTGTTCTAGGTTTCTGGGGGCAACCTGCTTGCATACTTTGAAGTTTACATCAGCTTCGATTTGGAACAAGCCTTTGGGTTGCTGTAGGCAAGCTAACGCAGCATAGATGCTTTCGTCGCTAGGGTCGATCTCAGAGGCTTTGATGCCTATTTGGTTACAGGTATCATTAACCACCGAAAGCGTCCTCAGTCCAAGTATATCGAACTTAACGCTAAGGCTGGCAACGTCATCCATATCATAACCAGAAACCAAAGCTCCATCATTCGTTTTTTGGAGAGGCATTATATCCTCTTGGTTGTAATAACTAATAGAAATTCCAGAAGGGTGAACTCCTGTATTTTTAATTAAGCCTTCTAATTTTTTTGCTATTTTATAACATCTCTCATGCTTATCAGCAAACTTTTTAAAAGATTCGCTTTCGTCGTAAGCAATATCTAATTTTGCGACTTTGCCAAAATGCTTAGGTATAGTGTCACTAATCTGGTTGACATCCATTTCAGATAATTCTTCCACTATCTTTCCGCATTCTTTCATGCATAGCTTCGAACTTAGTGTGTTAAGAGTTAAAATCTTGGAAGTTCTTCCTTCGTACTTGTCTTCAATATACTTAATAACTTCAGCCCTGCGATCATAAGAAATATCGTTATCAATATCAGCGAGTAAAGAACCGTCAAGAAACACTTCTCCCTCATGCTCAATTTTCCTTGCTCTGCTTTTAGAGACAAATCTTTCAAAAAATAGTTCATATTTAATTGGATCTATATTAGTTACACCGAGAAGAAATAAAACCAAACTACCAGCCGCACTTCCCCTTCCAGCACCAGTAGGGATTTTACTTCTTTGGCAGTAATCCATAATGTCCCAGTTGAGAAGTATATAGTCC